GAGGTGGTTGCGTTCTTACGAAAACTACCGAGGTCTATACAACAAATCAGTCAAATTTAGAGATTCAGAAAAGTCTCGAGTCTTTGTTAAGATTACCAAAACAAAAGTCTTAGCAGCCTATGGTCAACTAGTCGATGTTATTTTTGGTACCGGTAAATTTCCTATCGGCATTCAAGAAACTAAAATACCTGAAGGGGAACTTGGTCAAGCCAATCTAGATATTAACAATCCACAGATGGGACTTGAAAGTCCTCAGAGTGGCTTAGAGTTACCAGATGATATTGGTAACAGACTAGACAATCCTTACGATGTTGGCTACGAAGGTGATGGCCGAACTCTAAAACCCGGAGCTACTTTTGGCTTAGGAGTTTTTAGTGAGCCTATTGAAGACCAAGTAGCAGACCAGCTTGTTGAAGGTTACAGTCCAAACCCACAGGCTTTAGAGGTCTCTCCAGCTCAAAAAGCTGCCAGAAGAATGGAGAAACTTATCCATGACCAAATAGATGAATCCAAAGGTTCATCAGAAATTAGAAATGCTTTACTAGAAGCAGCACTACTAGGGACAGGAATAATTAAAGGACCGTTTAACTTTAACAAGAAACTAAACAAATGGGAAGTAGGTGAAGATGGTGAAAGAAGCTACAACCCTCTTGAAGTTAGAGTACCAAGAATAGAGTTTGTTAGTTGTTGGGATTTTTATCCAGACCCATCAGCAACCAGCATAGAAGAATGTGAATACATTGTTCATAGACATAAGATGAACAAATCACAACTTAGACAGTTACGCAATATGCCTTACTTTAATGAGGATGCGATTAGAAACTGTTTGATGGAAGGACCTAACTACATAGAAAAAGATTTTGAAAGTCAATTAAAAGATGATGCTAGACAAGATGAATATCAGTCTAACTTTGAAGTGCTTGAGTACTGGGGTATCATGGATGCTGAGTATGCACGAGAAGTTGGCATTGAACTTGACGATAGCATAGATGATTTAGATGAGGTACAGATTAATGCATGGGTCTGTGGTAATCAACTCTTAAGAGCTGTTATAAATCCATTTACACCATACCGAATACCTTATCATGCTTTTCCATACGAAAGAAACCCATACAATTTCTTTGGTATTGGTGTAGCAGAAAACATGGATGATTCTCAACAGATTATGAATGGTCATGCAAGAATGGCTGTTGATAATCTAGCGATGGCTGGTTCTCTCGTCTTTGATGTCGATGAGTCAGCTTTAGTTGGTGGACAGTCTATGGAAATATATCCGGGTAAAATATTCAGGCGACAAGCTGGCATGCCGGGACAAGCCATACATGGTGTGAAGTTTCCAAATACTGCTCCAGAGAATATGATGATGTTCGACAAGTTTAGACAACTTGCTGATGAACAAACCGGCATACCATCATATTCACATGGTCAAACTGGTGTACAAAGTATGACAAGGACTGCTTCAGGTATGTCTATGTTGCTTGGTGCTGCTAGTTTAAATATTAAAACAGTTGTCAAAAACTTAGATGACTTTTTATTAAGACCACTAGGCGAGTCTTTCTTTCAATGGAACATGCAGTTCTTTGAAGGCTCTCTAGATGTGGAAGGTGATTTAGAAGTTAGAGCAACAGGTACTAATAGCTTGATGCAGAAAGAAGTTAGAAGTCAAAGACTGACAATGTTCTTACAAACTGCACAAAGTCCTGCTATTGCACCGTTTGTTAAAATTTCTAAATTGGTTAGTGAACTTGCCTATAGCTTGGATTTAGACCCAGATGAAATTCTGAATGACCCTGAAGAAGCAGCTATAATGGCACAAATAATAGGAATGCAAAATGCTGGACAAAATGTTAGCCCGGAAGCTGAACTTGCTGGTCAAGGACAGGGACCTATGGGAAGCCTTGCTGGAACACCTGCACAACCTCAAGACCTTGGACCTACAGGGACTGGTGGTGGCAACATCGGAACAGGAAATGTACCGGTTGCAGGGGAAAGTGAGTTCTCTGGTACGAATAGAGCAACTGCCATTACAGGTTGAAGAAGCTCTAAATAGAAAAGAAGAGGAGAAATAAATGTTAGATTTATTAGATACAATACTTAAACTCGTGAGTGTTATACCGTGGTTAGTATCAATTTGTTCATTGATAGCTGCATTAACACCAACACCTGCTGACGATAAATTAGTAGGTAAAGCATATAAAATATTAGATTGGTTTGCCCTTAATATAGGAAGAGCTAAGGAAAAATAATGGCTAAAAAATTCCCAGACTTAAACAAAGACGGTAAAATTACTCAAGCCGATATCTTGAAAGGTCGTGGTGTTTTCCAAGAAGGTGGTGATGTTGATAGTCAAATGGCTATCTTAATGAAACCACAACAAGAACAAGCAATGGCCTCTGATGAAGATATGGAAGAGGACTATTTAGATTTTATACTAGACGAAGCATTAACTGAAGCAGAAGAAGAAATGCTTCAAGATAGACTAGAACAAGACGAGCAACTAGCTTTACTATTTGATAAAGTGATTGATGTTGCTCAAGAGTTTGCCGGAGCTGGACTCGTTGAGGGTCCGGGCAATGGCATATCCGACAGCATACCTGCAAGGTTATCTGACGGAGAATTTGTCTTTACTGCTAAAGCAACAGAGGAAATCGGAGCTGATGAATTGATGCGTATGATGAAAGATGCTGAAGCTAAAGCAGATGAAAGACAAGGATTTGTTTACGGAGGCGAAGTACTGGAAGAAGGTGAAACTTTTGTGGTTGAACCTACTGAACCAGAACCTGTCAAACAAGAGATTCGTGTACAACGAGAAACTGTTGGACCTCAAGCAACTGAGCAAGAGGAAGAAGAGTTAGTCGAAGAAATACGAACTCGAAAAATGATGACAGGTAGGTCTTCCCCTGTAAGCTAAAAATTGGCGATAGGGCTACCTTATGTCATAAGCACCCTATCATAGATTAACCGAAAGGCTACCTTTACAAGACAAGCCCTGCACAGTCGACATACGCAGCTACCTTGTTAAACGAAGCCCTGAGTAGGAGAAGAATATGACTACTAAAGTAAAAGAGGAAATTGCCAATCCTTATAACGAAAAAAAATCATGGCATAGTGACGAAGCAGATAAACCATTTCAAAGTGCTGATGGTATGTTTTTTACAGAACCACAATCAGTAACTAGTAATGAGGAAGTAGAGCAACCTGTAGAACAAGAAGCAAACGAGGACAGTCCTAAAGACCAACCTTACAAGCGACCAGACTACAAAAAGCGATACGATGATTTAAAGAAACATTACGATACAAAGCTTAATGAGTTTAAATCAAGAGAACAAGAGCTACTAGAAGAAGCTACTAAAAATAGACAAACCTACAAAGCTCCGAAGTCTCAAGAAGAACTTGAAGCATTTAAAAAAGAGTATCCAGATGTTTACGAAGTTGTTGAAACAGTTTCACACTTACAAGCTTCTGAAAGGTCCAAAGACCTTGAAGCTAAGTTAGAAGCTCTCCAACAACGAGAAAAAGAACTGATTCGTAAAGATGCTGAAAAGCGATTGAATGAGAGACATCCTGATTTTGAAGATATCAGAAACAGTGATGACTTCCATGACTGGGCAAAATCACAGCCACAATCTATCCAAGACTGGGTATATAAAAATGCTGATGATGCTGACCTAGCTTCAAGAGCTATAGATTTATTCAAAAGAGATATTGGTATGGACTCCAAACCGAAGAAGTCAAATTCTAAAAAGACCAAATCTTCTGCTGCTGATATGGTTTCAACTAAAACAACAAGTGTTGAACCTAAGCAAGAGAAAGTTTGGACTACTAAGGAGATTTCTGCTATGAGCATGGATGAATTCGACAAATATGAAGAAGAAATCAGTAAAGCCATGCATGAGGGCAGAATTCAAAGATAAACTTTTTAAATAATTTAAGGAAAAAAAATGTCTACATTCGGAACAGACTATGGGATAAGCGACCAAAATTTCGCAGCATCCTCTGGTTCTAACTTTAGCGGCAATAATTTTTTACCTGAAATTTATTCCAAAAAGGTTTTAAACTTTTTTAGGAAAGCCTCTGTTGTCGAAGCAATTACAAACACAGATTACGCAGGTGAAATTTCAGGATACGGAGATACTGTTAAAATTATTAATGAACCAGTAATAGACGTATATCAGTATGAGAGAGGAGCAAATGTTGATAAAACAACCCTCACTGATACAGAAACTACTCTTATTGTTGACGTAGCTAATGCTTTTAAATTCATCGTAGATGATATTGAAAGCAATATGTCACACATCAACTTTAAAGAAGTAGCAACATCTTCAGCAGCTTATGCATTAAGAGATGCATTTGACGAAGGAGTACTTTCAGAAATGTTTTCTGGTGTTTCATCTTCTTCTCCAGACCATGTACTTGGTGCAGATAATGCAACAGGTTTAGGTGCTGGGATTTATGATGGCACTGGTTCTGCTGATTTAGATGTGTCAGACCCATTAGATTTAATGGCTAGAATGGCAAGATTACTTGACGATGAAAATGTGCCTGAAGAAGGCAGATATTTTGTTGCTCCACCAAATTTTTATGAGCAATTATCACAGTCAGGTTCAAAGCTACTATCAGTAGATTTTAACGCAGGACAAGGTTCAATTAGAAATGGACTTGTATCTAGTGGTAAATTAAGAGGATTCAGTATGTACAAATCAAATAATGTACCAGCTGTTTCAACAATTACTTCTGGTGGACAAGTTCTAGCTGGACACATGTCAGCAGTTGCTACTGCTCAAACAATTACATCAACTGAGGTCATTAGAGACCCAGATTCATTTGGTGATATTGTTAGAGGATTGCATGTCTATGGAGCAAAAGTTCTTAGACCAAAAGCTTTAGTAAAAGCTTTCTATCAATTCGGAGCACAGTAATAGTGACTAGGGAGGCTCTTCGGAGCCTTCCATTTTTTTTAAAAGGAGAGATTATGTATCACGGAGATAAAAAAAGAGACAAGAAGATGTACGGTGGTATGTCTAAAAAGAAAAAAATGATGGGTGGAGGTAGAATCAAATATAAACATGGTGGTTATGCTTCTATTCAAGATATGGAAAAGAAATGTAGTTCTATGGCTGGTATGAATACCATGAAAATAGAAGGCGAAAAATAATGAAAGTATCAGCACCTAAAGGTTATCATTGGATGAAGGCTGGTAAGTCTTACACACTAATGAAAGACCCTAAAGACGGTTACAAGCATCATAAAGGTGCAAGTAAGTCAGCAAACTTTGCAATACAAAAGAAACATAAAAAATAATGGCAAGCACATATTTAGATATAACTAATGAAATCTTAAGAGAACTGAATGAAGTTCCTTTAACTGCAGGAAACTTTGCAAGTGCTAAAGGTTTTCAAGCTTTTGTTAAAGATACAGTTAATAAAGCTATCTTTGATATAGCTAACGAAGAACCTCAACTACCTTTCTTTGCAGCTGATGTTAGTGGAGCTACTGACCCTTTTTATGGCAATGTTACAGTTGCTACTGTTGCTGGCACTAGATGGTACTTATTAAAGTCTGATAGTACTAGTATTGCAGATGGTTACTCTTCTGTTGATTGGGATGATTTTTACATGACAACTATTAATGTTGCCGGTGAAACATCTCCCTATGTATCCAAAGGTTTAACTTTTTTAACTTTAGCTGATTGGAAAAAACACAACAGAGATAGTGAAAATGCTGACGATGCAGACACTCAAGTCTATGGCGAACCTCGTTATGTGATTAAATCACCAGACCACAGAAAGTTTGGTCTGAGTCCAATCCCTGATAAAGTTTATAATATACATTTTTATGCTTTTACTAAGCCAACAGCTTTATCAGCTTACGATGATACCATAGTCTTACCAGAACAATATAGTAATGTCATAACTTCTAAAGTTAGATATTACGTTTGGCAGTTTAAAGAATCACCACAGCAAGCTGCTTTTGCTTTAGAAGATTATCGAAAAGCTATGAAAAGTATGAAGTCAAACTTACTGAACCCTCAGCCTAAGTATATGACTGATGATAGAAGATATTTTTAACAGATGGCACGTTCACAACCTTATACAGTTGCATGTGATGGTGGTTTAGTAACCTCATCAAACTCAATAGATTTATTAAAAATCCCGGGAGCTGCAACACAATTACAAAACTTTGAAGTTTCTATTGAAGGTGGTTATAGAAGAATCAATGGTTATACTAAGTATAAAGTTGGTGAAGTTACAGCAACACGACCAAGTGGAGCAGCTGATAGAATCTTAGGAGTATTTCCTTATGCTGATGGAGTTATTGCTTGTGCTAGTGATGATATTTACTTTAGTAATGATGGAGCCACTTGGTTACAAATAAATAAATTATCAGCTACTAACGGTGATGACCATACAACCTTTACTGGTAAAACAGCAACCAATAGAACTGGACAAGGACAATGTAGCTTTGCTTTATTTGAAGGTGCTAACTTTGATTACGGTGAAGTTATTATTGCAGATGGAGCTAATAAACCTTTTAGCTTTAGAATGGAAGGGACTGGTAATTTAAATACTAGAACTTTTTTTACTTCAGAAATAACAGTTGATGGTACTAATGGTGTTAAATATATCACAGTCCACGACCATCATTTAATCGCAGCTGGAGTAGAAGACAATTTAAACACAGTTTATTACAGTGTCAACAATGACCCTGATAACTTCACAGGAACTGGAGCAGGAGCTGTAACTATTTCAGACCAAATAGTAGGTATTAGAGGCTTCCGTGAAGATTTATTTATCTTTTGTGAAAATAGTATTCATAAATTAATAAACATTAATAACTCTTCAACAGTAGCTGTCGTTCCTGTTGCTGAAAACGTAGGTTGCTTAAGTGGTTACAGTATTCAAGAGATTGGTGGTGACTTAGTCTTTCTCGCACCAGATGGTATCAGAACAGTTGCTGGTACTGCCAGAATTGGTGACGTTGAGTTGGGGACAGTCTCAAAACAAATACAACCAATCATTACTGAACTAGCTCGAACTGTTGATGATTATATTATTACCAGTTTAGTTATTAGGGAAAAGTCACAGTACCGTTTGTATTACACTAACCCTAATGCAGTGCAATCAGCACAGCAAGGCATTATTGGCACATTAAGACCTAATGGTTTTCAATGGTCAGAAACCAAAGGCTTAGAAGTTACTGATGTCAATTCTAACTTTGATAATGATGGGATTGAGGTTTATTATCACGGAGATACTACCGGGTATGTTTATACCCACGATGTTGGTTATGCATTTGATGGTTCAACTATAGATGCTATTTATCAAACACCAGATTATGACTATGGTGATTTTGGTACGTTAAAGACTTTGCATTATATTAAGATTTCTATAACTCCAGAATCAGATATTCAACCAACTTTAAGAGTTCGTTTTGACTATGGCGACTCTAACATACCTCAACCAAGTGACATAGTCTTAGATGAAGTTCCAGCTCCAGCAACATTTGGCTCAGCTATTTTTGGTTCAGCTATTTTTGGAGCACCAGAGCAACCTTTAGTGAGAGAGTCTTTGGTCGGTAGTGGACACAGTAATAATTTTAGGTTTTTTAGTTTTGATACTAAAGCACCTTATATAGTAAATGGATTTTATGTAGATTACATACCTTCAGGTAGGAGATAAAATATGGCAGGATATATCCGACAAAGTACATTCCAAGATGGCGATACCATCACAGCAGCTTTATTTAATGATGAGTACAATCAGTTATTAGCTGTTTTTAATAATGCAACAGGACACAAACACGATGGTACTACAGCTGAAGGACCAGTTATCGGTCTGATAGGTGATGCTGGACTAACCACACCACTCAACAAAATCTTAATAGACACAACTAATGACCACATAGAATTTTGGCTAGATGTTTCAGGAACATCAACTCAACAGCTCTACATAGCCGATGGAGCTATCCTACCAGTAATCGACAACGACATTGACTTAGGGTCAAGCTCTTTAGAGTTCAAAGATTTATACATAGATGGCACAGCCAACATAGATAGCTTAGTAGCCGACACTGCTGATATCAATGGTGGTACTTTAGACGATGTAACTATTGGTGCAACTACAGCAGCAGCTGGTACCTTTACGACAGTTGATACTTCAGGGAACGTTACAGTCGGTGGTAATCTAACTGTCTCTGGCACAACAACTACAGTCAACAGTAACGAAGTTAATATCGGTGATAATATTATTGTCCTTAATTCAGATGAGACAGGGACACCATCACAGAACGGTGGTATCGAAGTAGAACGAGGTACGTCAACTAATGTCTCACTACTATGGAATGAAACCAATGATTATTGGACCTTTGGTAGTGACCACTTAAACTTCCCAGACAACTCTAAAGCCTACTTTGGTGACTCTAATGATTTAGAGATTTATCACGATGGTAGTAATAGTTATATACAAGATGCTGGAACTGGTTCTTTAATCTTAGAAGGCACAACATCAACACAAATTAAAGGTTCATCTTTTGTGATTCTTAGGTCAAATGCTGGTGAAAATATGTTAATTGCAAATGCAAATGGCTCGGTTGACCTTTACAATGATGGTGTAAAAAAACTAGCCACCACCTCATCAGGTATAGATGTTACAGGGACAGTCGTTGCCGACCAAATAGACTTAGGCGACAACGAAAAGATTAGACTAGGTGCTAGTCAAGATTTGCAAATATATCATGACAGTTTCAGTAGTTATATTGTTGATAATGGAACAGGTG